ATCTTCTGCGTTTGGTGGAACTGCTACAACTGTTGCAGGTGAAGTAGCATACTCTAAACAACCGGATGATATCTCTCGTGGAGATTTTGAAGATAGAGGTTCTGATTTACCAATCCCAGAGATTGAATTAGAATTGAAATCTGAGCCTATCGTTGCTAAGACTCGTAAGTTAAAAGCAATTTGGACTCCTGAATTGGCGCAAGATTTGAACGCATATCACTCTGTAGATGCAGAAGCTGAATTGACTCAAATGTTAAGTGAGTACATCTCTTTAGAAATCGACTTAGAAATCTTAGAAATGTTACAACAAAACGCTTTCACAACTGAATATTGGTCAGCTAGAGTTGGATATGAATTCAATTCAAACAACAATAGATTTGCACCTGATTCAACTAACGTATCAGCAAACGCATACCAAAAGAATACTTGGTTCCAGACTTTAGGTATTAAATTACAAAAAGTTTCTAACAAGATTCACCAATTAACAATGAGAGGTGGAGCAAACTTCGTAGTAGTTTCTCCTAACGTTGCAACTATTTTAGAATCAATGAACGGATTCTCTGCTAACCCAGGTAAGGATGCAACAACATTCTCTGCAGGCGTTACTAATATCGGTTCTATTTCTAATAGATACGATGTTTACAAAAACCCTTATATGACTGAGAACGTATTATTAATGGGCTTCAAAGGTTCTAACTTCTTCGAAACTGGAGCAGTTTACGCACCTTATGTACCATTGATTATGACTCCTTTAGTGTACGACCCAACTAACTTCACTCCAAGAAGAGGAGTTATGACTCGTTACGCTAAGAAAATAGTAAGACCAGAATTCTACGGTAAAGTAGTAATTGATGGTTTAGAAACTCTTTAATCTTAACGGATTAGGATAATCGGAAAGAGGGGATAGAAATATCTCCTCTTTTTTTTATATAAAGTGAAGTAAACTAAGAAAGAGTGGTTAGAAATATCCACTCTTTTTTTATTCTTATATTTATATGTAAATATAATTGGATTAATATGTCTTTAAACTTAAAATGGACCGGAAGTGGTTCGGCTATATCGGGCTCAACACCATTCGGTATTTATGATAATGATACCGACTTTAGAAATGATGGACCAAAGACGGCTGTGTGGTGTGCAAAGCGTTTGGGATACCCCGTAGTTGATGTTGAATTAATTGATGAACAATTTTATGCTTGTTTTGAGGAATCGACATCCGAATACTCATCGCAAGTAAATCAATTTAATCTTAGAAATAACTTAGATATTTTAAGAGGACAGAAAAAGCAAGCATTTGGTGGTAGAAGTAATTATTCACAAACATTGGTTGATGGTTCATTTCTTCCAACCATAGTTCGTATGTCTCAGCAATATGGTACGTTATCGGGTGTGGGAGGTTCTACTTCGATTAAAAAGGCATATATAGAACTGATACCTGAACAACAAAGATATGACTTGATGAGCGCATCTGTTGATATAGATTCCAACACATCATTTACAAATATGTTTAGTGGTTCATCTACAGTGGATGTAACTAGAGTTTATTATGAATCAACTCCAGCCATTCAACGATTCTTTGACCCGTATTCAGTTGGAGGACAGGGTACATTGAATTTATTAGATGAAATGGGATTTGGCTCATATTCACCAGCTGCACAATTCTTATTAATGCCACTTTATGAAGATGCATTGAGAATTCAGGCAATTGAATTAAATGACCATATTAGAAAATCTCACCATAGTTTTAATATTGTTAATAACGTAATAGAAATATTTCCTGTTCCAAAAGGAGGAAATGCTCCAAGTAGATTATATTTCGATTATATGAGTAGAGATGAGTTTGAACACGATTCTCAAACTATTCAATCGGATTCACTTTCTGATTATTCCGATATTCCATATGATTTTATTCAATATAGTAATATAAATGATGTTGGTAAGCAATGGATTAGAAAATATACATTAGCACTTTCGAAAGAATTATTAGGTGCGATTAGAGAAAAATATTCATCTATTCCAATTCCAGATGCAGAAATCAGTTTAGATGGTGCGGCATTGAGAGCAGAGGCTCAAGTTGAAAAAGATATGTTGATAACACAATTGAGAGAAAACTTAGAAGAATTGAGTAGAAAAAATGTGATGGAAAACAAAACACACGAATCTAATCATCAGCAAGAGATGTTAAGAAAAGTACCTTTAAAAATATATGTAGGATAATATGCCAAAATTTATTTCAGAGAGAGATGTAGCTTTTTTTAAAGGATTAGCTAGAGAAGTAGTAGATGATGTGATACAAAATGCTATTGTTTTATTTAAAGTAAATTTAAATGAAACGAAAATAAATTTGTATGGAGAATCTATTAATAAAACTTGGCACGCCGGTGTTCAATTATATGCATTAATTAATAAAGAAATTGAAACTTCTGCATATGAAGGATTTGGTTCAAATACAATGCAAAATATAGAATTTAGATTAGATAGATGGATGTTAGAAGAAAAGAACTTATACCCGGAAGTTGGTGATATAATTTTCTTTGATAAATCTTATTATGAAATAGATAATACAAATGAAGTACAATTTGTTGGAGGACAAACTTATAATAACTTTAGTATAGTATGTTCTACGTTTATGGTAAATTCATCAGCATTAAACATAGAAGAAAGAATTAATTAATATGTCTACAAATCCACTAAGACCCGATTTAAACAGGGCAAACGAAATAAAATCCGAAAAGGGGGATATTAAGAAAAGTGTAGGTCTTTTTGATATAGACTATGCTATGATGACCTATTTGGAAGATACTGCTTTGCCAAAATTAGATTATAATGGTAAGTCGGTAAGTATTCCTGTTATATATGGAAATTCCGAAAGATGGAATGGTGCAAGAAGAGATGGCATTTTTAGAGATAGTAAAGGTAAAATTCAATTACCATTATTGATGCTTAGAAGAACATCGATTGCAAAAGATGAAGCTATGCCTATGTTAAATAGACACGTTTCGTATCCAACTATAACAAAATATTCAAAAAATAATAGATACGATAGATTTACAGCATTGGGTGGTAGTACTCAACCAAAATACGAATTGTTTAATATAGTAATGCCGGATTATGTAGAAGTTAATTACGAATGTATGGTTTGGACTGATTATACCGAACAACTTAATTCAGTAATCGAACAATTAAATTTTACATCATCATATTGGGGTGATAAAGAAAAGTTTAAATTTAGAACATCTGTTTCGGATTTTAATGTTATAAATGAAGTAGGTGAGGGAACTCAAAGAATTAATAGAGTTGAATTTACATTGAATGTGAAAGCATATTTACTTCCTGAAAAATTTGATGGAGAACTTACTACTAAAAAATCAATATCAACTAGAAAAGTTGTTATGTCAACTGAAGTAGATGTAACAAGTGGAAGTGGTAGATTAGAAGGATTACTCACAACTCCATCTCCATATTATGATAACAAAGATTTAATTGATTTTCTTTCAATAAATAATAGTAAAGTAGTTGCTGGAGGAATAGATTCGGCAACATTTACAAATATTAAATTAATACCCGCACCTGCTCAATTACAATCGGTAATATCGGCTGGATTATTAGTAAATGATACAACCTATGATGCTAAAATTTATATAAATGGTGTAAGATATTATCAAACTACACATTTTACAACAACATCATATACAAACAATACATTAACATTAGCACTATTTCCAGGATTTTCAGTAGATAGTAATGATGAAATTATTATAACTGGTAAATTTCTAAACCTATAATGAAAAGAAGTTTAGCAGATATTACACAAAAATTATTTAGAAAACCAATAATGGCTGTTTTAATTCCTAAAGATTTAAATCATCCCGATTATTGGATATACGAAGCAACCGGTCATAGATTAGTAAGTATATTGAGAGAAATAGAATTGAGAGAATCGCAAGATAGATTGTTGGTTTCAATCAATACACAAGGAATATCTCCGAGAGATTATATTGTTGAAGATGGTGGAAGTGGATTATTAATTAAATTTATAAAAACCAGATTTAATGGATTTGTTTTGGATGATTCCGATTATATTGAAATTCACGGAGATATAGAAAAATATGCTTAAACAATTTAACTCAAATGCTAGAAAATTAAATAGGATTATACCAAAAATCAATCCTAATAATTTGGTGTCTACGGATTTGACAGGAAGTTTAGTAAATATTGAAATTCCAACGAATACTAAATTTGAATCTAAAACTCGTTCAAATCCAAATCCTATAAAACTTATAAATAATAAATCTAATATTAACAATTTTTATTCAGATATATTGGATTATAGTGCTAGAAAAGTTGAACGATATATAGATGGGTTTGATAATGTAGCAAATACATTGATTATTAATAATGTTTTATTAGATTATGGAACAGAGGGAGCAACTCCAAGTAATTTTGAAATATTAGTTTATGGTTTACATCTTCCAGGAAACTTTACAATTAAAGAAGTTGGAAATGATGTGGTAATAACTTTAAATGAATACTATATAGATTACGATAATGTAACTATAAATGATATTTATGTTATAGGTAAATTGCTAGAATTAAATTTAGATACCGAAGACTATTTTGATATAAGAACTGAAAATGACGAAAATATAATATTGTAAAATGGCAAATAAAAGTAAAAAAATATCGGAATTACCTTCATTAAATGCTGCATCATTAGATACAACGTATGTAGTTGGTATTTCGGGTAGTACAACATATAAAATTTCTATAAACAATTTAACATCTTCATTAGATGGTGCATTTGCAACGGATTTAGTAACTTCGGCATTAAGTAGTTCATTGGATAGTAAATTATCTACATCATCTTTCAACCAATATACAGCATCAGCTATAAATGGAACTATAAGTGGTTCTTCACAATTGACAAGTTCATTTGATACAAGATATGTTATAAGTGGTAGTGTTACACAAACTACATGGGATAATATTGCAAATAAACCAGCAGGTATAGTTTCTCAATCTACGGATTTAAGTTCTTTAAATACATTTACTGCAAGTATTTCAACTGCAAGTTTAGTAACATCAATAGATAATCTAAACACATTTACTGCTTCTCAATCTACATCATCGTTGGTGAATAGATTAAATGCAATTGAAAGTGTAAGTGGAAGTTGGATTACCGAAAGTGAAACGGGTTCATTTTTGACATCATTAAGTGGAGCAATAAGTTCATCTGCACAAATAACTACATTTGGATTTATCAGTTCGTCAGCAACAATAGATACGGGTTCATTAGCAACAACCGGTTCAAATACATTCAATGGAGATGAAACTATAAGTGGTTCTCTATTCATAAGTGGAACAACCGAATTAGGTGGTAATATTGTACCAAAGACGGCAAGAGGTGCAACATTAGGAACATTAGAAAAACCATTTAGAGAAATTTATGTTCAATCTGGTTCAATCAATATAGCATCGGATACAATTGGTGACCCAAATACAACTCTATCAAACGTTGGTGGAAACATATTAGTTTCAGCAGGTGGTATGAGATTGATTGGAGATGCCTCATTTATAGCAGCAACGGGTTCATTTGGATACATTAGTGGTTCAATGACTCAGGTTGGTGATTATACTCAACAAGGTAATTATGTAATGATTGGTAATAAAACAATTACTGGTTCATTTTATCAATCGGGTTCAACATCATTTAGTGAATTAGGAAACACATCTATATTAACATTTAGTTCCTCTTTGGATAACAGATTGGATATTTTAGAAGCATATAGTTCTTCTCAATTAGTTCCAACATCATCATATTCATTTAGAACATCTCAAGTTGATGTCTATGTAAAAAACACAACCGGAACACAAATAGATAAAGGTAAAGTTGTAAGAATAATTGGAGCAGCGGGAGATAACCCATTAATAAGCCTTGCAGACCCAAATACAGAACACACTTCTGCAAATAGTTTGGGTATAACAACTGAAAATATTCCAAACGATAGTTTTGGTTTGGTAATAACCGAAGGTATTTTATTGGGAGTTAATACAAATGGAATGACCGCCGGACAACTCCTATATTTAGGTAATAGTGGTTCATTTACAACCACATCAACGATTGCACCAAGACATGGTGTTAGATTAGGAGAGGTATTAAGAGTTCAACAAAATAATGGTTCAATATATGTTCGTATAGATAATGGTTCAGAATTAGGTGAAGCACATGATGTTATAGATACATCAACTACATCTTCGTATGGTCATATTTTAATGAAAAGTGGAAGTGTTTGGATTAATAATTCAACATTTAGTTCTTCGGTAGATAATAGATTAGATACATTAGAATCATCAATAATAAGTGGAAGTCCAAATTATACACAAGTATTAGGAAATAGAAGAACCGGAATCACAACAATTGGTACATCAATAATAAGTGGAAGTATTACTACGACAGGCAATCCTGTCCAAATTATGGTGACTGGTGATGCAAACCCAGTAAATGTTACATCTTGGACTAGATTACAAATTTATAGAGATGAAAATTCAATTGGTGGTATTGTTCAGGTTGAAAATAGTTCAAACCTAAATGTACCATATTGTGTAAATGTAATAGATACTCCACCAGCAGGAACTTATTCATATAGTATGAGAACTGTTAGTGGAATTTCGGGTCTTTTTGATTTTGGTGAATCAACGGGTCCTGTTTTAACGGCAGTAGAATTAAAAACAAATACAAACCTACCATCTACGAATAATACATTTACCGGAACAAACACATTTACAGGCACAACAACATTAAGAGGTGCAGTAAATGTTGGAACGGGAAGTGGTGATGAAGGTGGTGAAATTCAATTAGCAACCGCACAAACAAATACATCTTTAACAAATAAAGTTATTGTTGATGTTTATCAAAATAGATTAAGATTTTGGGAAGGTGGTGCAGATTCAAAAGGTGTACATATTGATTTAAGTAAAGCACCAGCCGGAAATGCGGGTGAGTTATTATGGAAATCAAGTGGAATGGTAGGGGCGGGAACATTTGTAACATTAGATAACCTTAAATGTGCAGTAACAACGGTAGCACAGGGTAATAGAGGTTTAAGTATAGGTGCAGTTTCAACAACATTTGAAGCGGATGTAAGTGGGTGGTACACAGTTGCAGGTGGTAATAATGGATTAACGGGAAATAACTACACATTTACAACAACTGCATCTAATTCTCTATTTAATTGGAACTTCCCTACACATGGTGATATGGTACAAGTTAATTTAAGAGATAAAACGAATAATAGATTTTATCGTATTACAATGATGATAGGTGCATCATACATTAGTAATTTCATTTCAATAGAAAGATTATTTTAACGATATTTATAACTAAATAAACAAAACAAAATGGGAATAGAATTTTCAAACGGATTTACAATAACTAAAAATACTCTAAATGATAATATACCTGGAGTAGGAGAATGGTTCTTTTATAGTGATGAAGGCAATATAAATGCAGGCCCACCTGAAAATAATGGTAACGCAATATTCATAACAGAAGGTACACCAAATATTGAAACATTTAATCCAAATGCAAGTAGTGGAACTGATTACATTTATTTTAACCCATTAGATGCAACTGGTGCAGATTACTTTAACGATTTTCAACAATTGGTAGATGCGGGTGGAACACTTACACTTAATCAAAATGGAGATACTGCAATTTTTAATACAGTTGGTTCAATTGGTGGATTTGAAATGTTACCTATCAGCACATATTGGATTTTTAGAGTAAAATTATCCGTTGCAACCCAAACAAAATCATCAAATGCACCATATGTGTATGCTGACCCTATCTCTTTAACATTTGGTGCATAATATTAATAAGTAATGGCAAATTTAATTAGATTAAAACAAATTGAAAGTGGTTCTGCATTAACAAGTGCAGCAAATATAGGAACGGATATAAGTGGTTCAGTTATTGGTATCATTAGTTCATCTTTAAGTGGAGCTTTATCTATACTTGCAACCGATGTAGAAGTTGCAGCAATAAGTGCATCAATCGCTGCAAGCATTGGTATAGTAGCAACTGGGGTAGGGCTTGTAACAACTTCATCTTTCCATGCTTACACCGCATCTTTGGGAGATACATTTGCAACCGATTTGGAAGTTTATCTTACTGCTTCGAACATTATTGACCAAGGGGAGTTTTAATTATTAAAAGTTATATTTATACATAATAAAGTAAATTAAGAATAACATAGATGGCTCAGTTAATACAACATAAAAGAGGTAGATTAGAACGATTATCGGTAATTACGGGTTCTTTACAAAAAGGAGAAATCTTAATTGTAACCGGTTCATCTAATATTACATCATCAAATGGCTCATCTATTATATTCGCAGCAACTGAAAGTGGTTCAGTTCAAGCTACCAATAGATTTATAATTGGTAGTTCAGCGCCAAATGTATTTCCATCATCTACTTATGGTGGTTTAGTAAATGGAGTTCCTTATTACGATAGTGGTAGTGGAACTTTGTATTTATTGGGAAGTGATGGTAATACTCCAATCAACTTAACGGGTAACATCAATACATTTAGTGCATCCGTAGCAACTTCATTTAGTGCGAGTAATGCGAGTATAGCAAGTGTGACTGGTGATTTTAGTTCATCGGTGGCTCAAACATTTGCAACACAAAGTTTAAACTTATCAAATTTAAGTTCTTCTATTTCCCAATCTATCATTGATATTGTAAGTGCATCATTGAGTAGTTCATTATCAGTTATAGCAACCGATATTGAAGTTTCAATCGTTAGTGCATCATTATCATCATCACAAGCATTAATATCATCTTCAATTAGTACATCGATTGCAGAAACTTTGAGTGGAAGTGCGGCATCGATTAGTACTTTAAGTTCATCGGTATCTGCTTCATTAGCAAGTTTAAGTGCAAGTAGTGGATTTATACAATATGTAACCAATAGTGTTCAAAATTTGACAGGTATAGAAGTTGCAGATTTTGATAGTAATACCGCAGTAACATTTACAAATGGAGTTCTTAAATTTATTTTTGGAACACCTACACAACCATCATCGGTAGCAGCATCTTTGAGTGGATTTGCAACCGATAGATTTAATAATGTAACAGATGGATACTCGGTTAACGGAACTTGGAATAATCAAGGATATACATTAGTAAGTGCATCTTTATACGAAGGTTCAACTCTATTAACACAAGTTGGAGTTGGAACATCTTTAACATATAGTACAACAACATCAGGCTCTCACACATATAGATTAGAATATACAGCAAGTTCTCCATTAGATAATAGTTTATACAAAACATCAACTACAACAACGGGAACAGTTTCCAAAACCAATCCGGCTTCACCTACATTAACACCAACTGCAACAATTCAATTGGGGGTTACTTCAAATCAAATTGAACAAGGTGCAACGGGTAGTATTTCATTTACATCTTCATCCGCAAATCCTTCTAATAGTTGGAATTTGATAAGTTTAACAACAAATGTGGCATCACCATATTTGGTAACGGGCTCTGCAACAGGTTCTACTTCAATTAGTTTAACGGCAACTGCAAACTACGCATCCCCATCAGGTGATAATATTCCTGATACTACAACTACATCAACTACAACTACTACTTATACAAAAATTAGAAGTTTAAGACATGGTGCAAGTGCAGCAACATCATTTACTGCTGGAGAATTGGAAAACATTGGTGCATGGGATACTACATTAGGCGGAACAATAGGAACAATTGTAAAAGGAACAACAACTGCAAGTGGACAAACTCTAACAATTGCTTGGACAGGTGATAAATATCATTATATAGTATTTGATTCAGCGAGAGCAAACTTAACAAGTATTACAACAAGTGGGTTTGGAGTATTAGGGCAATTTACATTAAGTACAGTTGGACAATACAAAGTATACAAATCAAATACACTACAAGCGGGAGGAGCAGGAAGTAGTATAACATATATATTAACATAAATAGAACAATAAGAAATGGCAATTATATTACCTGGTGGGTTTAACATAACGAATAGTGAGCCTGTTGATGCTAGATTTAGTTTAGCAGACCAATCGGCACGTTATGCATTGTCATTGGCTAATGTATATGAAGGATTGCAAGTTTATCAACAAAGTGATAACACAATTTGGGTACTAACCGATACGGCAAATGTAGGAAATTCGAATGGTTGGATTCAATTAGTAATAGGTAGTTTGGAAGGAAATTTACCGACCGGTGTAATAAGCAGTTCTCAGCAAGTAATTGATATAATATTAAACAACTTTACTCAATTTACACAATCAATTGATAACACATTTGCAACCGACCAGGAGTTATATGTTACATCTTCTAACTTAGATGCAGGAGAGTTTTAATATAAAATAAAAAAATATATTAGAATAACATCTACTTTAGTTAATGGTTACATAAAAAATTAATATTTATAACGGAATAGCACATAATAGCGCAACAGAATAATAAAATAGAATAACCAATCCAAAAATATGGCACAAATCATTAGACACAGACGTGGTAGTTTAGAATCCCTTTCAGCAGCAACGGCATCGTTCCAAAAAGGTGAATTAATAATTGTATCTGGCTCCTCGAATATTACCTCCACAAATGGTGGTAGTATGGTGTTCGCAGCCACCGAAAGTGGTTCAGTACAGGCAGTAAATAGATTTATAATTGGAAACAACGCACCAAATGTATTTAGTTCATCTACTTACAATGGGTTAGTTAAAGGTGTTCCTTACTATGCAAGTGGTAGTTCAACTTTATATTTACTTGGTTCTGATGGAAATGATATCCCAGATTTAACGGGTAACATTAGTAACTTTAGTGCATCTGTTGCAACATCAATTAACGCATTATCTGCATCAATTGGTGGTGGTTCAATTGGTAATTCGGTAAGTTTATTAAATTCAAAAACAGGTTCATACGCAACTACCGGTTCAAATGTATTTGAAGGATTACAACATATTAATGGTACAATTGAAATACATTCGGGAAGTAATCCAGAACTTAGATTACAAAATACCACAACTGGAATAGAATATCATATTCAAAATGGCGATGGTGGTCATTTTCAAATCCATAATGGAACTACTAACGGATTATTATTTAGATTTAATTCCGGCTCGGTAGCAAATGGTAATCAAAGTGCACAATTTTTTGGCGGAGTAATCGTTAGCCAATCATTACAGGCGCATATATTAGAAGCTGCACATATAAGTGCATCTGAAGGATTTAGTGGTTCAATAGCTGGTATCGGAAACGTAACGGCATTTAGTTCTTCTGTAGATAGTAGATTTAGTGCAAGTGTAGCGAGTGTTACATCATTATCCGCATCAGTTGCATCGGTAACGGGAGATTTTAGTTCTTCAGTTGCACAAACATTTACAACTCAAAGCCAAAGAATTTCTTCATTAGAATCATTTAGTGGTTCTCAATTAACTCAAAATACTGCATTAGCAACTGTTACGGGTTCATTGATTAGTTCAGCATCGACTGCAAAATCAACAAACGATACACAAGATGGTAGATTAAGTAATTTAGAAACAACTTCTGCAAGTGTAAATATTTCAGTAAGTAACTTAAACTCATTCAGTTCTTCTCAATTAACTCAAAATACTGCATTAGCAACTATTTCTGGTTCATTGATTAGTTCAGCATCAGCTGCAGCAGTATCAATTGCAAACTTAAATGCAAATAGTGGTTCTTACGCATTATTGAGTGGTTCAAATGTATTCTACGGACAACAAGTAATCACAGGTTCATTATATGTTACACAAGATTTAATTGTACAAGGTTCATCTTCATTACAATATATTACGGCAAGTGCGGTTGATTTAGGAACAAATACAATCATCCTTAATAACGACTCCCCTTCAGTTAGATTTGGTGGTATATCGGTAGTAGATAGTGGAAGTGCAAGTGGAACAAGTGGTTCATTATTTTGGGATTCATTAAATAACAACTGGATTTACCAACACCCATCGGGTGGAGCAGAATCAGGACAAACAGCAATTTTAATTTCTGGTCCTAGAAATTCTGGTTCAATGGGTAGTGAAGCACACATTACGCCGGGTACAATTATGGTTGCGGTTGGTGATGACCATATTGGGGATTCAATTATTACGCAAGCAACTGATAATTCAACAATTTCGGTAGCAGGTGATGTAAATGTATCTGGTTCAATTATTGTTGATGATACAATTGCAAGTACTGGAAATCTATACTTACAACCTGATGTTAATGATGCAAGAACTATTCAAATCTATAACACATCGGTAAGTGATACTCACATCAAAGCAACCGGTGGATTAACTTTCTTAGGTGATGATACTAACTTTGTAAAAATAGATGATAGTGCACAAACGGTAACTATTACCGGAGTAAATGGTGTATTCATTAATAATTCATTAGATGTAACTGGACCAATAAGCGCATCGGCAGGATTTAGTGGTTCAATTGACGGTATTGGAAATGTAACCGCATACTCTTCATCAGTAAGTGCTTCATTGGCAGCAATAGTTGCAAATGTGGGTAGTGGTGTTGGAGTTTCTATTGATAACTTAAATTCATTTACACAATCATATTTCACAAACGATTCATCTTCATTTGATACAAGAATTTCAAATGTAAGTAGTTCAGCATATGATTTAAGTGATTCACTTTATAATTTAAGTGGTTCTACATATTCTGCAAGTTCTTCGTTTGATATAAGAATTTCAAATGTAAGTTCTTCTTTATACGATTTAAGTGGTTCAGCATATTCAGTAAGTTCTTCATTAGATACACGAGTTTCTAATGTAAGTAGTTCAGTATACGATTTAAGTGGTTCAACTTATAGTTTAAGCTCATCTTTAGATACAAGAATTACTAATAATAGTTCTTCTATATCTGAATTGAGTGGTTCGACTTATACTTTAAGTTCTTCTTTAGATACTAGAATAGTAAATGTAAGTTCTTCAGTAGATTTATTAAGTGGCTCAGTATATACTTTAAGTTCTTCATTTGATACAAGAATTACTAATAATAGTTCTTCTATTGCAGCATTAAGTGCAAGTGTAGCAAGTACAACGGGTGATTTTAGTTCTTCAGTAAGTAGTAGATTAACAAATTTAGAATCAACATCCGCAAGTGTAAATACTTCAGTAGCAGCATTAAACAGTTCATCTGCATCACAACAAACTCAATTAGATAGTTTAAGTAGTAAGACTGGTTCATACGCAACTACTGGTTCAAACGTATTCTACGGAACACAAACTATTAGTGGTTCATTTAATGTT